GCTGGATCTGTATTAACATTCAAGATGAGGTGGAGTGGAACATATGTAGACAGCAATGGTAATAAAGATACAGATGGATCTGATGGCGGTGGTGGAAATGGTACGTATTTCCCTGCAGCTGCAGGTGATTGGGGATATAGAAATGGTGGTGCTGGATATTGGACAGCACCAACAGATGAAGTGACTCGTGAAGAAGATATGATTACTACTGGTTCTAGTAGTGGATCTGGATTAAGAATGGAGATTACATATCAAGCATGGCCAACGGGTGGAGGTGGTTCTTCAAATAATGACAGTAGAATACGTGTTAATAGAATTATAAATGCAGGATCTGGTTATGCAGTTGGTGATTTAGTTACTACTGCATTTTGGAATGATGATATTCCTGGCACTGCAGCGAGAATGCTTGAAATTGCTGCAGTTGGTGATGCAGGAACTGGTGGTGCAGCTGCACAGATTAATGTAAACTTTACTCAGAGTGATATTTTTATGGATCTTACTGAAGGTATATTTAAATATTCTAGTGCTTTCAAAAGACCATTCCCTGATGTTATAATGAGACCACAAAGACAAGTTCCAATTCTGACCCCATTCCACAAATCTAAATACATTATCAAAGCATATTAATTATTATAATATAACATGATTGAAGATTATAGACCACTTGAATTGATGTTAAATCCAAAATTAACAAAATCAGAATTTAATGATTTTATTGGTGTTTGGCCTAACTTTCTTCCTAAACCATTATGCAATCAATTGATTGAACATGCAGATCAGGTAATTGATAGTGCATGTACTTACTCTCCTGATGCTGAGTTAACTCAAGAAGGAGAAAGTGTTGTAAATTCCTCAAAATTTTATGGTGGAGATTTAAACAGAAAAGATTTTGCTTTTATGTTAGATTATTCTAACAGATTGCGTGCAGAACAAGTTAATAGTATCCTTCAGTCGTGTTTAAAACACTATATGACTCAATATCAATCATTGAAACAGGTTGGTTTAATTTCGACTGACATTAAGATGCAAAAAACTCCCCCTGGTGGTGGTTATCATCTTTGGCATCATGAAAATACTGATGTACCACATCAATACAGAGAACTTGTTTGGATGATATATCTAAATGATATGCCAGATGGTGAGGGTGAAACCGAATTTATGTATCAAAGACGTAGAATTAAACCCACTGCTGGTACTGTTGTTGTATGGCCTGGTGGATTTACACATGCACATAAAGGTAATACAGTTCTCACTACAGATAAATATATCATAACAGGATGGTATATCAAACTTCGCTAAACTCCTATGGAATCTAGAAAACTGCTCATCGAAATTGATTTCATCAATAAGATGATATTACCACAATCTGAAATTACTCGCATAGATGGTATTAATACTACCAAATTTGCTGTACATTTAGGTCAAAAACAAGAAATTGATGAGGATCTTATTGAGAAATTTTTATCTAATGTTGTTGATGAGTTTTGGCATACTGACAAAGATAAATTGGATTTCTTCCAACTATACAGTGATGGAACATATTTTTGTCAAAGACAAAAAATGCAGTATGACTTTAAAACTGAGTCAACTTATTACAGCACTTATAGTTTTAATGGCGCAACTGTTGAACAAGCAGAAGAATTTTGTAAGCAATGCCACAATTTCCTCTATGTTGTCAGTGAACTAAAGAACATAAAAGTCGAGGGAATTGTCAAGGAGATTGACAAGGAAGTTCTTCTTTATGAGAAAAGGTATTGGAAACTTAAGAGACAAAAAGGAGAAATGCTTATCAATTCTGATTGGAGAGTTTTATCTGATATTGAAGAAGAATATGATGGCGAAAGAGCAAGATGGATTGCTTGGAGAAAGTGGATTCGCACACAAACTTTACTCAAACCAGAAGATGAGAGATTTGGTGGATCTGGTTTAAACTTCTTCAAATATACTTATGAATTGAGGTGGCCAATCGATCCAAATAACTATCTTAAAAAGTATCCAAACGGTAAGTTAGAAGATGGTGTAACTGATGCACCTGAATATATGGATGTTAATGACCCCATACAGTGGACTAAGCATGATTCTGAAGCATCTACGGACTTCTTTCATCAAAGAGAAGAAAACATGTATATGCTTTCTAGCAGACATAAAATTGTTAACAGGAAAGTTAGTAATGACGTGAAAAATATGATGAAACTTATGGGCATTCAAGATATTATCCTTCCTGAAGATTGGGAGAAATTCTATGTTTACGACTCGGAACTTGATGAATGATATATGAAATTGATCTTTTAGATGATGCACAACTTGAATATATTAATACTTACTTTAATCATCTACAATTTGAAGACGGCAGATCTAGTAATCTAGGTAAAGTTATTGATAAAGTATGTAATAGTGCATATAATGGTCCTGGATATAATGAATTAAATAATTACTGCATACAACTTCTCTATGCAAAAATGAGTACATATCAGATTAAATGTCCATCACAGATATACTTCTCAGAATATCCTACTGGAGGAGTGTACTCAAATCATGTAGATAACAATCCTATCGGTGGTGTTAATGCTCATTATAGTATGACATGTTTTCTTAACGATGATTATGAAGGTGGTGAATTAGTGATACAGATAGGAGACACTGAAGTACCTGTAAAATATAAAGCAGGTAAGGCAGTATTATATCCACCAAATCTTGTTCATAGAGTAAATAAAATTACATCTGGATCAAGAAAAGTATTTTGTTGCTGGATGCAGTCTACTATAGAAGACTCTTTCACACGAGATTGGGTTGTTGATTATGGTAGATACTTAGACTCTCTTCATGATAGAGTACCTAGAGATGTACTTGGTAGACTTGATAGATTTAGAATGAACTTGGTGAGAGAACATGGAAACTTTTTCTAAAGAAGATATTGTTGTTTATAATGATTTCTTTGATGTTGGAGACTATAAAGTCATCTTAGATTACCTGAACAGATCAAGATGGAGATGGGGTCATGGTTCACTTCCTGATGATCATCCCAACAAATCAGAATTTAACACACCATTCTGGATAATGGACTTGGAGCGTGATTATTTTTTTACTGATTATCTTCTAAATATTATTATGGAGAGCACAGATCAGAAATATGCTATCACTGGTTGTTATTGCAATGGCCACACATATGGCACTTCTGGTAATTTCCATGTAGATTGGTATGATCCTTCAGGAAGAACTGTTCTTCTATATGCAAATGATATTTGGAAACAAGAATGGGGTGGTAAAACAGCATTCAATCTAGGTGATACATACCATTACACTGAATTTGTTCCTAACTCAGTTGTAATATTCCCAGGAATGATACCACATAGATCAGAAGGAACATCTAGATTATTCACAGGTCTACGTAAAACAGTTGCTTGGAAACTCGTACTAAAATGAACACAAATTACGAAGTATTTTATTTTGATAACTTTCTAGAAAAGTATGCACTTGCTAAAGGTAAGGCAGTTGTAATGTTAAGATCTTATGGGTGGAATAATAGCAGTAATGTTGATGCTATCAATGCCTCGTATGAACTGTATAAAGACATTCTACCTACTGATATGTGGACTGCATTAAAAAATTCTGAACATGTCTTTATGGAAGTTGATGATATAGATGATACTTTGCTTTTCTTGGAGAGTAATTTGCCTGACAGTCAAGCGACAACAACTACACCAGAGAATTATATCTTTTATTCTTTGTGTACTGCCCAAGGACAAATAATTGCGAATAACGAATAATGTTTTCCGATAGATATAAAGTCATTGACAAATATAGTCTGACTACACTAGAGAAAGTATCTACTATTGAGATCATGCCAAGGAGATATACATCTCTTGTAGATTCGGCATATCTTCCTGTGCTTGACGGTGAAGTTAAATTAAAGATGAACAAGTTTTTTGAGTTTCATCAAGGATATACTCACGAATTTGCTCTTGAAACTGATAAAAATGTTCATATCGAACATAAAGATGGTGATATTATAGAATACTTTCTAAGATATCCTATCCAATGGGACACATTGAAACCAATCTGGAATAAATTTGTTAGAACTACTGGTCTTGAACAAATCAATGGGATCAGATCTAAGATTGATTTAATGACTAGTGTTACTGATTCACCATATACTAGGTTATGTGGTGCGTCTTATGATACAAATGGAGACTTTACTGGTGTTGTCATGTTTGATAACACATATGACTTGCATGAGTATGAAAACGATTTTCTGGCAAAAGTAAATGAATTGCCTGCAAAACAAGGTCAATTTTGTAGAGGATTTGTAGTTTTAAGACCAGGCATTACAGATATATCATATAAAATTGAATATAATATTTTTAACACTATTGATAAAGAAAAAAGAGAAATTGTTAATGATACTAATGATATTGCACATAGTTTCTTAGAACTGTTTTATAGAACTGAAGGATTAAATTTATTAACTGATGAACAAAGAGATTTTGCTGCATCATTATTGACAGGCGATTCTTGGTTTGATATTGAATTTTTGATCGGACAAGATGGAGAGTGTAAGGACATTTTCTTCCTTCATCATGTAGTAAATGCGTTTGAGGACTTGACAGTAGGTTGACACCTGTGCTATGGTAGCAGAGCGTCCGTCGAACCCCATGGATTGGAAGAGTACCACAAAACACGAGAAACGTAAAGATGCGTTCTATATCTTTTACGAGAGCGTTCTTAAACCAGACTATCAGCTACGTCAGGACGCACATGATCAGCAATGCTATCATGAACTGCTAGAATGGCGTAGTGAGATCATCGAATACCTTGACAAACGTCGCAATGAAGACTTTA